CAAGAAGAGTGTTCCAATTAAATGGAAATTCTAAAAGTGCTACAGGAAGAGTGTTCCAATTAAATAGAAAAATAAAAAGTGTAACAGGAAGAGTGTTCCATTTTTACTAAAACAATAAAAGTACAACAATAAGAGTGTTTCAATTTAACGGAAAACTAAAAAGTGTCATCAAGAAGAGTGTTCCAATTAAATGGAAATTCTAAAAGTGCTACAGGAAGAGTGTTCCAATTAAATAGAAAAATAAAAAGTGTAACAGGAAGAGTGTTCCATTTTTACTAAAACAATAAAAGTACAACAATAAGAGTGTTTCAATTTAACGGAAAACTAAAAAGTGTCATAGGAAGAGTGTTCCAATTTAACGGAAATTCTAAAAGTGCTACAGGAAGAGTGTTCCAATTAAATAGAAAAATAAAAAGTGTAACAGGAAGAGTGTTTCAATTAAATGGAAATTCTAAAAGTGTAACAAGAAGAGTGTTCCAATTTAACGGAAATTCTAAAAGTGCTACAAGAAGAGTGTTCCAATTTAACGGAAATTCTAAAAGTGCTACAAGAAGAGTGTTCCAATTTAACGGAAATTCTAAAAGTGTAACAAGAAGAGTGTTCCAATTAAATGGAAATTCTAAAAGTGCTACAGGAAGAGTGTTCCAATTAAATAGAAAAATAAAAAGTGTAACAGGAAGAGTGTTCCATTTTTACTAAAACAATAAAAGTACAACAATAAGAGTGTTTCAATTTAACGGAAAACTAAAAAGTGTCATCAAGAAGAGTGTTCCAATTAAATGGAAATTCTAAAAGTGCTACAGGAAGAGTGTTCCAATTAAATAGAAAAATAAAAAGTGTAACAGGAAGAGTGTTCCATTTTTACTAAAACAATAAAAGTACAACAATAAGAGTGTTTCAATTTAACGGAAAACTAAAAAGTGTCATAGGAAGAGTGTTCCAATTTAACGGAAATTCTAAAAGTGCTACAGGAAGAGTGTTCCAATTAAATAGAAAAATAAAAAGTGTAACAAGAAGAGTGTTCCAATTTTATCAAAACAATAAAAGTACAACAATAAGAGTGTTCCATTTTTACTAAAACAATAAAAGTACAACAATAAGAGTGTTTCAATTTAACGGAAAACTAAAAAGTGTAACAGGAAGAGTGTTTCAATTTTATCAAAACAATAAAAGTGCTACAAGAAGAGTGTTCCAATTTAACGAAAACTAAAAAGTGTAACAGGAAGAGTGTTCCAATTAAATGGAAATTATAAAAGTGTAACAAGAAGAGTATTTCAATAAAAATTATAAAATTATATTTTAATTGACGATCTGTCCATTAATAAAAAAATAAAACAAATAGATCACTTAATTAAAATGGAAAACAAAAGCATTAATTTAGATATTGGTTATATTTATGTTTTATTGTGATAAAACGATTATAAGTAAGATATTTCTGGAGAGTATTGATAAAGATATAATATTTTTTATCTATTAATAATTTATAATGTCATATCGAGATCAAGGGAAATATGTGGATCTTAAGATAAATGGTAGGTTATTTCCGAGTTATATTCTAAAAAATTATAAATTTTACAAAGTTCCTGAATATTTGATGAATGAGAAGGATGATCCGTGCGGAAGAAAAATGAAGTTAGAATTAAGAAATTATCAGATTTTTGTTTCTAAATATTTGGATTATAAAAGTCCTCACAGAGATATATTATTATATCATGGTTTAGGATCAGGAAAGACTGCCAGTGCTATTAATATTTACAATATGTTATATAATTATACTCCGGCTTGGAATTGTTTTGTTCTACTAAAAGCCACATTATTGAATTCAACATGGAAGAAAGAATTAGATCGTTTCTTATCAAAGGATGAGTTTGAGTTTAGAATGAAGAACATTGTATTTATAAGCTATGATTCACCTACTGCAGACAAACAATTTTTGGAAGCAGTAAAAAATTCAGATAGTACAAAGAAATCATTGTATATTATAGACGAAGCTCATAATTTTATAAGAAATGTTTACTCTAATATAAATAGTAAACAAGGTAAGAGAGCTCAAACAATTTATGATTATATGTTACAAGACAAGAAGGAAAATGAAGGTGTAAGAATCGTATTGTTATCAGGAACGCCAGCCATAAATACTCCATATGAAATTGCGTTAATATATAATTTATTGAGACCAGGAACATTTCCAAAAAGCGAAGCAGTATTTAATCAAATATATGTAGCTCCAAATGGCAAGTCAATAAATCCAGCAACTAAAAATATGTTTCAAAGAAGAATATTAGGTTTAACATCATATTATTTGGGTGCAACTCCAGATTTGTTTGCGTCAAAGAAGATACAGTATGAAGATGTAAAAATGTCAGAATATCAGGAAGATATTTACAGTTATTTTGAGGAAATAGAAGAAGTGATGGCAAAAAGAAAGAAGAGCAAACAAGGAGGTTCTGAGACATACAAATCATATACCAGACAGTCAAGTAATTTTGTTTTCCCAGCTATCAGCCAAAATGTTACAGGAGAAACTCGTCCAAGACCTGGTAAATTTAGACTTACAGAAAAGGAAGCTGAAAAAATTACAGAAGGAAAAGGTAAGTTAAAGTTAGAGAAAGGATCAGATAAATATTTACACGTTCAGCAATATATAAAAACTTTGGAAACTTTTGTAAGCGAATTCGATGGATACTTGGCTGATGCAAAATCACAAGATGATAAAAGTGATCACAATATTGTAACTGATTTTAAGAATTTTGTTAGTAAATTTAATTCAAATTTTAATAATTTTGCGACAGATGGAATAAGAAAATCTAAATTATTTGAGGCAATGTATAAATGTTCAGCGAAAATGGTAAATATTATTTTTAATATTATGATGTCTCCAGGTCCAACACTTGTTTATTCAAATTATGTATTGATGGAAGGTCTTCAAATTTTCAAAATATATCTAAAATATATTGGATTTAGTAGATATGATTATAACAATCCAACCGATGGTACAGATCAATTTAGATATATGGAATATCATGGTGGCATTGATGCCGTGGAAAGAGGTAAAAGTTTAGACATTCATAATAATCCTGAAAATAAGCATGGAAAGATAGTAAAAATCATGATGATTTCACCTGCTGGTGCCGAAGGTATTTCTTTGAGTAATATAAGACAGGTACATATTATGGAACCATATTGGAATGAAGTACGTATAGTTCAAATGATAGGTCGTGCTGTTCGTCAATGTTCTCATAAGGATCTGCCAATGAACGAAAGACATGTAGATATATATAGATATAAATCTGTGAGAGGTAAAGGAACGAAAATAACAACTGATCAATATATTGAAGAATTAGCAAGAACTAAACAAACTCTGATAGATACATTTTTAAATACTCTCAAAGAAGCAGCCATCGATTGTGGATTAAATAAAAATGTCAATATGTTGGCAGAGGAATATAGATGTTTCCAATTTGATGAACCAAGTCTTTTTGATGATGAAATTGCAAAAGCCTATGCTGATGATGTTAATGATGATATGAAATTAGATAATGGTTTGAACAGTACTAAATCTCAAGTTGTGAGGATTAAAGTGAAGAAAATAAAGGCAGTTAAACAGTTAACTCCGGAAGATGAAAACGGAAAAGCAGAATATTCTGAACCAGAATATTATTGGTATTATCCGGACTCATTAGTTGTTTATGATTTAGAATTATATTTTGCTGTCGGAAAAGTTGGTGTTGATTCAGATGGTTTGCCAAAGAAATTAGATAAGGATACATATGTAATAGATAAATTGGTTCCTATACCATTAATTGATGAGAGAGATAGAGGAAAATAATATATACGTTAAAATATACGTTAAAATATACGTTAAAATATACGTTAAAATATCTTGATAATAAATGTTAAAATATAATATATGAGATCAATTTCAGACGATACAATAACAGATCTTAGTAATAAATTTGCTAAATTATGTAATCTTCCTGCCACTTATGACAATTTGTTGAAATGTAAAAATTACATAACAAGTATTATCGATGAAAATTATAAATACAATGAAGAGATAAACTTAGAAAATTTGTTAAATGAAATCACAAAAAAATATAAGGAAAAGTTGACATACATAAATGACAGAATAAACAGCAGTATTTTTTTTACAGAAAACAATGTCAATAATATATTGGAAAAATTAGTTGAGCGCATTGGATTGGAAACAAATGTGAATGACGATATGATACTAAAAACATTTGTCAAAATAAATATGAATATCATATATACAAAAAATCTTTTAAATATTGGTGAAATAACTGAATCAATTTTGGAAGATTTAAATAATAAAACAGTGGATCAATGTGAAGAAACATATAAACAACAATTAATCAAAAAAAATTAAAAAAAAACTTTTATCAGATATAAATAGTATCTATATATGTAAAATGGAATTTATAAACAAGGTCAGATAATAGTTCTAACTTTCAAATATCTTAAAACAATAATAATAAATTAAATTTTAATAACTTATTATTAAAATCGAAATAAATAATTTTTTAGATATTTACGGATATCGCAAATAAATTTAATAATATCAGTAAATTACAAATAAATTTAACTTTCATATTTAGTATTAGTGTTAATTTCATTTTCAACAACACCCACAATAACAGAAATATAACATTTTAATTTTTCCAGAACTTTTTTAAGACAAATACTATTTTCTTCTCCTCTTTTCGATTGTTTATAAAGAACACTAAAATCAATTTCTTTTTGTTTACTATCAATAAAATGTAACTGCTTACCTGATGGGGTTAAAATAGAGAACGTTAGTTTATCAAGATTACCAAGATTTGAATTATTATATATTCTGGAACCATTTGAAGTGACCCACATAACATAATCTGGGCCCATCGATTTGTCAGGATATAACACAAAAGAATTATCAGTCAAAAGGGTATTAGTTCCCAATATTCTGCCGGATGATAATTCATTTATCTTGAGTATGAGATATCCATAAGACGTTAAGTGAGTGCATCTGTCGGAATGTTCAAAATCATATTTATTATTTTGTTCAAATAACATGACTGTTTTGGGAAGCATAATAAAATCAATTTTAACATATTTAACATTTTTAAATTTTCTATCAATGACAGGTGCCGGACTACCTTCAAAATAAGAGTTATCTTCATCATCATATTTTTTATTACCATTACGAGAGTTTAACTGTTGTGGACCAATACCACCAAATATAACAGTAAATTTAAAGGGATTTGGATAAACCGATATTTTTCTATCATTACTGTCAATATTTATTTGATATTCAGTGACCCTTTCCAATAACATATTATCAGCCACATTATTATGAACAAGATTACCTTTATTCGAGAAATCAGTTTTATCAATCAACTGTTTACTTTTAGAGTAAGATTTGTCAAAATTATACAGACCATTATTCATAGAACTATTAGAACTTATTCCATTATAATTAAACATATAAAATACAATGATATAAAAACAAAGTGTATGCAAACTCTTATATGCAATACAATAAACTTTAAAGTCGTGTTTTATTCAGCAATAAAAAAATAACAGTAATTATATAGATAATGGATATAAGTAGTTTGTTCTTATCGAAAAATAATATAGAGATGTTATCCAAGAAATTTTCACAGAATTTGAAAATAGCTAACAATCCTAAATCTTTCATGGGATGTAAAAAAATTATAGAAAGTCAGATGAGAGATGTTTTTAAAAAATATGGTAATAAAAAACCAAAATCAGTGTCAATACCCGAGTTTGTTGATAAACTTTTACAAAAGAGTCTAGAGGAAAGTATTAATTTGTATGTTCAAAGAAAGAAGCAAAAATATTCTACACAGGATGTAGGAAAATATCAGATGGATAGAGATTCGGAAATTCATGGAGGTGAAAGAAAACCTGTAATGAAAAGACCACAATATACTCATGGTATGAAAGGTAGTGAATTTCCTGGTGTAATGGACAGTATGCAAGGAGGTGGGTCAAATTTTGCACCTTTATCAGCAGTTATTGGAAATGGTATGTACACTAGAGCAGATGGTACTATGGGAACACCTGAAGATTGGAATAGACCTGCAATTGAGGGAGCAAAATACACTGGAGGTAAGCAAAGTCAAGAAGAATTGCAAAGAAAAATAATGATGAGAGAACAAGAATATGACCGTAGACCATCTAACGGTGGAAATATGGGTGGCATGGATATGGGAATGGGAATGGATATGGGAATGAATAATATGGGAGGTTTTGGTGGAAACAATATGGGAGGATATGGCGGTAACAATATGGCTCCCACATATAATCCCAACCCATACGGTAGACAAAAACCACCTGAAATTAATTTTGCATTAGACGGTTCAAATACAACAGGTTCAGCACAAAAACAAAGGGAAGAAATGAGCAAATTTAATGATATGATGAATTCTATGTCTAATAATCCAAATATGGGTATGGGTATGGGCATGGATATGATGAACATGGACATGATGAACATGGGTATGGCTCCTGGTATGGGTATGGGTTCTAATATGGGTATGGGTTCTAATATGGGTATGGGATCCAATATGGGCATGGGTTCTAATATGGGTATGGGTTCTAATATGGGTATGGGAATGAATATGGGTATGGGTTCTAATATGGGCATGGGAATGAATATGGGATCTAATATGGGAATGGGTTCTAATATGGGAATGGATATGAATTTTATGCAGAATTCCAATATGGGTGATTTTAATTCCATGATGAAAAATAATGATTTAAATGACGGAAAATTAAACGATATGGATTTTAAAACAAGAATGAATCAAATGCAGCAGGACAGGAACCAAATGAATATGAATGTAGGATCTAAACCAAAAAATTTTAATCCGATGATATCGCCGAACATGAATCCGAGGCATCAGCAACAGGTACTAAATCAGGGTTTTATTAAAGGGAGGGGGGTGGGCATGCCAGACTTTAAAAATATGAAGTCTGATGAATTGTTAAAATATGTAGAAAAAAAAACTGAATCAGCACAGAATTATTCTATAGATTTGAAACAAATAAAAAACATGAGTTCAGAAAAACTAAAAGAAATAAAAAGTAAAATTATAAATCAGTTAAATATTCAGATGAACAGTGATGATTCAAAATCCATAGAAGAAAAAATCGAGAATAACTCCAACATTGACAAATCAACTATTTTGGATTTAATTGCACGATTAAAAGGGCAAACGTCGAATGATATATTGGAAAAAACAGAGATAAAAATAAAGCCAATAATTGAGAAAAAAACAAAGAACAAAAATATTAATATGAGTGAAGACATTAGTGATGCACTAATTAATTCAGATGATGAAGACAATAATACAAAAACAATTAATATAATATCAGATTCTAAAGAAAGTCAAATACCTGAATATTACAATGATTATATGATAACATTCGACGAAATAAAGAGCAATAAAATATTTTCGTTTGAAATGCAAAATCTTAAATTTTCAGGTTCAAACACCATAATAACGGAAAATAACAATAAATTCACAATAATTACAAAAGAATATGAACAAAAAATTGAATTTGAGGAAGGAGAGTATACTATAGATGAAATGTTAGAATTAATACAATCAAGTTTTGATGAAAACAGTTTAAATTTGTCAATTATTTTGAACAAAAAAAATAAAGTTATTATTGAGAATAACACTGGTGATAATTTTGAAATAAAAAACAAAAAAAAATCAGTGTTGAGATTATTAGGATTTACAGACGAGTATTATGAAGGAAGTCATCGATACGAATCAAATATGGTTCATGCTCTTAATAATACTATATATATGTATATATATTACGGAATATCCACAAATGAGGGCAGCAATCAAAAAAATGTTTTTGGAGATGAACCATTTGCCGAAATAAATTTCAATAAAATAAAAAACGTGTACAAAAAAAATTTAATCAATCCAATAAATGTTCCATTAGATTGTTTATTCATTAAATTTAAAAACCAAAAGACTGAAGAGAATGATGCAGAAGTGTTATATAATTTTGTGGAAATATCTCACAAATTTAATATGTTGATAAAAATAAAAGAATCAAATCACAAGTCACCACAAAGATCAAGTGTTATATAGTTTTTTTGTAGAATATATTATTGTGATAATGTGTATCACTGTCTGTATTAGACAAATTTTTGTATTTTTGGAGAAGATAACCAATATTTTTTCCTAAATTTTTAGATTTTTTATGATCATTGTTATCGTCAACCAAAATTTTTCTTATTTGATCTTGGCGATATTTTAAACTTTTATAATTTTCTTTCAATTTGGAATCATTTTTGATTTCGCTAAGATATTTTTTATAAAGGTTCATAACTTTTTGTTTTTTCCTATTACTTTTACAATAATATAATTTTATTTTAGTTTCTTGTTTCAAAAGTTCAACTCTATCTCTGAGCTTATTGATTTGATCATGTATTCTGCAATATTCATCTAATAAATCAGCTTTATTGGACATATATATTATATACAACACATTATTAATAAAAATAGACATTTCTTAATTTGTTAATATCTTCGTCAGATGTTTTATCATTACATATTTTTTCAAAAGAATCACCATCCAATAATCGCAGAATAAAATTGATGGAATACACTCCACATTCAGAGTTTCCATATTGATGTCTTATTTTGTTATGATCACAAACCACATCTTTTTTTCCCAATGATAATTCACAAAATTTATGTACTCTTCTCATAAACGATCTTATTTCATTTGCTGGACGTATGCCATAAGAATCGTAAAAATATATGAGTCCTTTTTCTAGATCAGCATACATTGAAACCCAATGTGAACCGCCTTGATTGTGTTTATCTAAATTGAATACAATACCCAATTTAACTTTTCCTTTACTGATAAGTTTATTGAGATTCAAATCTTTTATCCCTAAAACAGGTAATTCGTCAAAATCAATGGGAACAGCTCCAAGAAAAACAAAATCTCTATGTTTTTTTTCATATTGTCTCATGACCTCTTCAATGTTAATAGTATTCAACCATTCAAATTTACCTTCTGGACCTTCAGGTCTAAAAGTGAATTTTAAAAGTTCTTCTTTTGTGTTATTATTCATACTATCAATAAAATCTTGTTCAGTCCAACATTTTTGACTAGAACATGTAGATTTTAATTTATTTTTTATTTGTGCTAAAAGATACTTCTTATATTTAGATGGGTTCAATGACTCGAAATTTTTATACAGTTTAATGGGAGAATTGGGATTATGTTTATTATAGGCATTTACCATTTCAATTAAAATATTTAATTGAATACAAGAATGATCTGTTAATTTGATGGATGGTGCACATTTTCCATCCCCTTCATTATTTATTTTAATTTCGGATGATCTGACACTGTCAATATCGTTTTCCATATAAAAAAATAGTAGAAAATATATATTTTTAATCAAATTTAATATCTTCAAGAACTTTATATTTTTTCAAATCGTCAAAAAAGAAGTAATTATATTGTCCATTTAAAACATCATATACACCCACCAATTCCATTTGAGAATCTCTGATTAAGCCGATTTTATCTCTATAATAACAATTATCTTTATGATAAAACTTTTCTAATACATGTTCTTTAGTTTGTTCTTCTTTTTTATCATTGAATAAGTAATTGATAATTTTCTTTTTGTCTTTTTTCAATTGTGGATACATAAGTATAAACTTGTCAACTAAATCAGTTTTTTTGGTTTTTTTTTCCATACTGTATAATATTTTAATATAATATATAATATTTAAATTAAACTTTTTCAATTTTTTTAAAATAAATAGGTGTCATAATTGTTACCATCATTCGGTTCCTCATAGTCAGAATTATTATTTTTTTTCTCTGTCTTAACTTTACTGAGATTTTTATTAGTTTCGTTAATAATATTTAATAAAGATTTTTCATATTCTATCATTTTTTTCTTATCATTAACAGGCATATTACATACAATTTCAATTTTAGCCATAATTGAATCATTTGTCTTCTTGTTCAAACTATTGATATAATTTTCAATAATACTGTATTTATCTGGATTTTTTCTTAAAAATTCAACATAACTCCAAATTTTGCGCATTGTTGGCAAATTATTTTTAAACCATTCTTTATCTCTTTGAATAGTTGAACAATGGGCGTCATCCAATCTCCAATATATTACTCTATCAAAGAAATAGTCCTTATATTCGTTCTTGTATTTTAATTCTTCTAATTTATTCATGACCCATTGATCCAGTTCGTGAGGAGTCATTTCAACATTATCTGGATAAATGAATGAAGAATTATTATAAACAGTTTCCCAATAATCATTTACTGATTCGGGTGCTTTAGCTTTCTTTAATAACTGAATTAAGCATCCTTTTTCAAATCCAGTTTCTTTAGATCTGAAAGGCTCATCAGGATCAGTGTCATTGAGAAAATCTCTTCTGGAAAAATATTCGTGAATATTACATTGCCAGAAATCGCATTCGTCCAAATCACAACATTCCAATTGTAATTGAACTTGATCCCAATAATATATTGGACAAATATTATCTTTAATTTCACCTTCAGTTTTTATTTTTCTTCTTTGTGGACATTTTATTTCAAGCATTCTTCCAACTAAGTTGGTTCTATTTCTTCCATTCTTTTTATATTCGCTGACAATACCATCAGGACTTGCTCCTAAAAAATAATATTTTTCGTGACCAATCAAACCAAATTCTTTTACGATAACGTTCATTCTATATTCATATATCATTGTAGCAATATTTTCGTACTTTTTACCGTGATAAGTATTCATATTTCCAGGAAAAGGAGATTTTGAAACCTTTTTAACAATAAATTTATATGTTGGTTCATACTTGTTTTCTCCCAGAACAGTACCAACATCACTGGCAGTTATTTTGGTATCTCTAGCTTTAAACCAAGCTTCAGTTCCTTGGACATCAATTGGAATATCCAGGAGTCGTTTTAAAGTTTTTATTCTTTTTCTAATAGTATAATTTAGAGGATCATCAGTCTGTTTATCATGAATCCATTGAGCACCAAATGGGCCAAAAGTTGGTTCCTGTTTCCTGATTTTTGGATACGTCGGTTCTGTCGGATGATTATAAGAACGCGCGTTTGAACTACCGTTAACAATTCTTTCGAATTCTTTTTCCAGTTCTTCAGTGTCAAGAGATCTGTTATCTGAATTTTCATTATCTAAAATATTTTCCAATTCAACTGTATTTTTTTCTATATTGATTGTTTTAGGTTCAATAACTTTTGCCTCAATAACATCTTTTTCTATATTGGTTTTTCCAACAATTTTAGGTTCAACTGTTTTTGGTTCCACTATTTTTGGTTCAATTAATTTTGGCTCAATTAATTTTGGTTCAATTAATTTTGGCTCAACTATTTTTGGTTCAATTAATTTTGGTTCAATTAATTTTGGTTCAACGACTTTTGGTTCAGCTATTTTTAGATCAACAGATTCTACAGGTTTTGATGATACGGTCACTAGAGAATTAGTTTGTGAAACAATTTTCTGTTTCAAATCGGCATTACTTTTAATATCAGCTTTCTCTTCAATTTTTTTGACAATTCTTCTTTTATTAACATCCAGAACAATTTTATCATTTTCTGTGTGAAGATATTTTTGTATGTATTCAGACAAAGAATTTTTTTCGATGTTAAGTTTTGTTCTATCAATAATATTATCTAACAAAGATCCTAAATCATTTATATTTGTGGCATGAGTGTTAAAGTTGTTTCTAATTGTCTCAAGAACAATTTTTTTGTGTCTGGCATTTAGCATTATTGTATATATATATATGAAAGTCTTTAAATGTGAGAATATAATGTTCAAATTTTTTAAAAATAATTGAAATATTAAATATCTGATACGTATATTCTGAGACCAAAAACAAACATTAATAATGTCCAAAAAGACGAATACAAAAATTAAATCATTGGAAATGTCGAATTCATTGAGAAACTTTGTTCCTCCCGAAATAGTAAAAACATCATTAGCTATTGCGGTTGCAGGTTCAATTGATGCAGGTAAAAGTAGTTTAATAGGTGTACTTTCGTCTGGAAAATTAGATAATGGTAATGGTTCAGCCAGAAATTTAGTAGCAAGACATCCACACGAAGTGGAAACCGGAAGAACATCTGATATTTCAACAAGAATGTTATATTGTAAGAACAGAAACAAAGCAATTACACTAATTGATCTATGTGGACACGAAAAGTATCTCAAAACTACAACATGTGGTATAACAGGTCAGTTTCCAGATTATGCGATAGTTATTATTGCGGCAAACAGAGGAATATTAAGAATGACAAAAGAACATTTGGGTATACTGTTTTATATGAGGATACCGGTAATATTGGTAGTTACAAGAGCAGATATAGCTCCAGTAGAGATATATAATACAACAATTAAAGGAATCAAGAGCACATGTAAGATGTACAATAAAACTCCTGAATTCATCAATAATTTAGAAGAGAATAGTATTGATCAAGAAAAATTAACAAAAGATTTGCTTAGAGTCAAACAAATTGGAAATATTATGCAAAATACATGTGATCATGTACCAGTAATAACAGTTTCAAATAAGACAGGATATTATATTGAAACATTAAAGGAAATGTTATTTTCTTTGGAACCACGAAAATTATGGGATTCTTCAAATATCGATGGAACAGTATTTTACATTGATACAGTTTTTAATCCTCCGGGAGTTGGACTGGTTGTATCAGGCATTGTAAAAGGAAAAAAACTATCAGTTGGTGATACCGTCCATATAGGTCCCTTTGGTCAAAACTTTTCACAATTGAAAATAAGATCAATTCATAACAATTTTAGACAAAATATTAATGAATTAAACGACCACGAAAGAGGATGTATGGCAATTGCATCATCTGATAAGATAACCAAGGAAATGATTAATAGGGGTATGATAATTGTGTCATCACCCAAACTACTTAATAATGTATGCTATAGATTTAAAGCAGAAGTTGAAGTATTGCACCATTCGGCGACAATTGGAATTGGTTATTGTCCAGTGATTCATTTGGGTCCAGTAAGACAAAGTGCGAGAATAATCAGTGTGGACCAAATAATTTATAAAAAAGCAATAAATGAAAAATCAGAAAATAATGAAAATTCATCAAATGACAAATTAACAATCAGAACAGGTGATAAAGCAATGGTAACCTTTAAATTCAAATTTAAATCTGAATTTATAGAAAAAGGAGTAGTGTTCTTTTTTAGAGAAGGTACAACGAGAGGTGTGGGAAAGATAGTAGATATTATACCAATAGCTGAGGATGCAGATCCAAAACCAGATTTAGTAAAACTGAAAAGAACAAAGAAGATAAAAAGAGTAAAAAGATCTTTAGTGAAAATTTAAATTTATTTATTTAACAATATTAATTAATTGTTTATATGTCATCAATCTAGTCGTGCAACAATATCTGTCCAATCCAAATGAACGTATTAATTTAGATTTTAATTCTTTAGCTTGTTCAGTTGATAAATTACCCAATTCTTCGTCTTTACAAATTCTGCCTAAAACAGTTTCGTATTGAATTTGTTTATCAGCTAAATTTTTTTTACAAGAAGGACATTTGAAATAAAGCATTTTGTATAATATATATAACTCATATTTTATATATTTTTATAATTTCAATTTTTAACTGAAATATATTATATGAATTTAAATAGAGGAGACTTCACCGAATATGATTTTAATAAGAAATTTGAGCAAGAGAAAGAATTAGTCAAACAATTAAATAATCAAAAAGAGAAAGATAGACTGGACAAACTAAATAATGCAAATAATATTCAGCCGAAATCACTATATGAACTTTCGGTAATCGATATATTAATTGGAATAAAAGACAGTTGGTTCGAAATGATAGATGAATTATTACAGGGCAAATTCGATGTAATAACTTTTACTAAAAACAATAGACTTTTTTATATTG